TGAGTGTAGGTCTGACAGATGAGTTTAGGGGTGTGATAGTGAGAATCTGTCCTTCATTGGCGCAGATGGATTATTACACATCATCGAGCGGTTGGCGGTCTACAAGGACAGCTCAGAGCTTTGAGTACACAAGGGAGGGTTTACATGGAATTGGATATTATCGAGCTTAAACCGTGTCCATTCTGCGGAAGTGACAATCTGTATATTTCTGATAGTGTATATCAAGAAGGTTGTGTTATAGGATGCATGGATTGCGGTTCAGAGGTTGGAAATTTTGACACTAAAGAAGAAGTTGTTGAGAGATGGAATCACCGTGAGGATAAGAAGGTTTCAGAGCTTCTTGGTATGCTAGAGGTTGAGCGTGTGTTTGGTTTGTCTGTTGGCGTATCAAAGCTAGTTCAGGAATTGTCAAAGACATATGACCCGGAGGACACATGAAGGTTATATTAGAGTATGATGATATATCAGAAGCAAGAGTAGTATTTCATGCTCGTGATTTCCAGTGTGCTTTATATGATATATACGAGATGCTACGTAAAGACCCGACTGAAAGATACGCTGAATTGATAGATAGCATCTTGGATATTCTAAAGGATAATGGCTTATCGGTTGATGATTTGTATATATAGTACTAAAGAAGTTGATACTTTGTAGGTTATTTGACAAGTAAATAATTAGGGTGTATAATGATAGTTACAGGTGCATGACGAGCCTACGAAACCGTCACTGTGCTCCGAGGTATCGGGCTGGCAGTCGGGAACTAGACCGGCACTTAGCAAGGTGGCGGAAAGGTAGACGTAAATTGACGGTTATGGTGCATACCGCTATCGAACGTGTTGGGCTATGTCTGTTTAAGTTAAAAGCCCTAAGACTTCTGGCAAGTGGAAAGAAACTTGCAGATAGCACCTTGCAGGTTCGAATCCTGCCCTTGCTAATACATCCCTCTAGTCATTGGCTAGAGACACTCACGTTAGGCGTGAGAAGTATGTTGTGGCAGTAGCCATGCTCCACGTTAAAAACAGAAAAGGGATTGAGCTAGTGTAACCTACGGGTCATTAGCCGGTTGCTGAGGTGGCATAGTTTACTACGGTTGGTTATAAACCACTTCGGCAGTTTTATACATTATTGCCGAAAGGTATAAAAGATGATGGGCCATAGACAGAAGCTAAAAACAGGTGATGAAGTAGATCAGGTAATAGCGCCTCACATGTACATCTACCTAGAAAGACACTCAAGTGAAATTAAGCGTGGTATGAGACGAAGGGAAAGAAGGGAAGCGAAAGAGGAGCTACGGCAATTTGACACTATCTAATAAATGTGTTAGGATAAGGTATGGCTTTAACTGAAAAGCAACGTTTATTCATAGATTATTACTTAACTCATTTCAACGCTACGAGAGCTGCTAAAGAAGCAGGGTACTCTCATAACACAGCTAGATTTATTGCAGCTGAAAACTTATCAAAACCAAACATCAAGGAAAAAATAGACGAGAGAGTAAAAGAAATTATCTCCCAGACTGACGAGAAACGTGCTGCGTTGATTCAATTCTGGTTTGACATAATGCAGGACGATGAAGCATCAGAAAGTGGCAAGCTGAGGGCTAGTGAAGACCTCGGTAAGTATCTAGCTATGTTTATCGAGAAGCATGAACACAGCGGTGAACTACAGATAGCTTATTTAGACAAAGACGATGCCGGACTTTAGAAAGACACCGAAGCAAATAGAAGCTACTCGCCTCATGTCAGAGAAAGAGTTCGTCCTTCTTGAAGGAGGAAGTCGGAGCGGGAAAACTTTTATCATTATCAGAAACATTATAGCAAGGGCGCTAAAGTACAATAACACTAAACACCTTACAGGCAGACTTCATTTTAACCACGCTAAGACATCGCTTTGGTATAAAACCATACCTGATGTAATGGACATATGCTTTCCAAAGATTAAATACACTGAGAATAAATCAGATTGGTTCATATCATTTGATAACGGATCGGAAGTCTGGTTAGGTGGGTTTGACGACAAGGAGCGTGTAGAGAAGATACTTGGAAATGAGTATGCAACTATTCATATCAATGAAGCAAGCCAGATATCCTATGAGACGTTCGAGACGCTTAAAACTAGATTAAACCCACCGAAAGGTGTTAGACCACTCATGCTCATAGATTATAACCCTCCGAGTAAAAAGCATTGGGGGTATAAAGTTTTTCACTTGCAGAAGAATCCTGAGAATGAAACAGCACTAGCAAGCAAACACAAGTACGGTGTTCTACGGATTAATCCGGCTGATAACCTAGATAACCTAAATGAGTCTTACATGGAGACATTGGAAGGGTTGGGGGATAGACGCAAGAGACGGTTCTTTTACGGAGAATACTCAGACGACACAGAAGGTGCGCTCTGGAAGCGAGAATGGATACATGAGAACCGGGTAGACTCGCATCCTGATCTTGCGAGAATTGTAGTATCGGTTGACCCTGCGGTAACAAATACAGATACCTCAGATGATACAGGGATCATTGTAGTGGGTACTGATGGAAAAGAGTTTTTTGTTCTTGCTGATTACACCTACAACGGTGATGTTACGGGATGGGGCATGTCGGTAGTTGATGCTTATAAAAGACATAAGGCTGACAAAGTTGTAGCAGAGCAAAACCAAGGTGGGGACCTTGTCAAGATAAATATCAGAAACTATGATAAAATGATACCTATAGAGATGGTACACGCTACTAGGGGTAAGGCAATCAGGGCTGAACCTGTAGCTGATTTATACAATAGAGGCTTAGTCCATCATGTAGGTCATCTAATTGAACTAGAAGATGAATTGTGCGAATGGACGCCAGAAGAAAAGACATCTCCGAACCGTTTAGATGCGTTAGTTTGGGGGATTACCTTTTTGTCAGGCGGTAAGATAGCAGAGGTTAATTTGAGTTCTGAAAGTATCAAAGCGTTGTGGGGTACAAAATGATATATAATTTAGCAGTTAGTAGAAGCGATTTTTCAAGTGATGATAAATTCATAGATTTCATCGACCGTAAGCGAACTACAAGAGCTACGGAGATGATTAATCTTTACAATTATTACATCGGTGAATCTGATATCAAATCTAGGGAACTTGCTAACCCAAACAAGGTTAATAACAAACTAGCTAACGATTTTTTTGGTACTATCATAGATGATAAAGTCGGGTACATGGGGAACTCTATCACTCTTAAACTCAAAGGTGATTACCCAGATCAGGTGAACGAATTTATAACAAACTGGCAGCGGTGGAATGACCTTGACGACCTTAACGCAGATACTATCAAACTTGCTTCTATTTGTGGGTACTCTGCAAGACTTCTATACAACACAGATAAAGGAGCTAGAGTTCTAAACGTAGATGAGCCGTGGAATGTGTATGTAATCCTAGATGATAACAATGTGCCTGAGTTTGCCTTGTGGTTCTATAACAAAATAGAATTTGACGGTGGTGAACATACGGTTAGGATGTGCGAGGTATACGACAAGGAAAGCGTGTACACGTACAGGAAAGATGGCAGTTGGATCAAGATAGACGAGATACCCCATTTGTTTTCAGGAGTTCCTTTGTTTATCATCGAGAACAACTCTGAGCGGTTGGGTGACTTTGAGAAAGCAGTTGACCTTATAAACGCATACGACAAAGCCCTCTCTGATGTATCTAGTGAGATGGAGCAGTTAAGGCTAGCGTACGCCATTCTAAAGGGAACTAGACTAAACGATGAGATAGTTGAGCAGATGAAGCAGACAGGTATCTTGACAGTGGAAGAGAATGGTTCGTTTGAGTTTGTTGAGAAGCAGTTAGACTCAGCTTCTATTCAGCTGTTGCTTTCAGAGATACGCAGGAACATCTTTCTATTCTGTAAATCAGTGGACTTCTCAGAGGTTCTCGCAGGTGACATCAGGGTATTAGGTTGGCAAACGAAGTTAATGCCCTTAGAGAACAAGGCTAAGATCGCAGAGCGGAAGATGATATCTGCTTTACGGTATCAGTATGACCTTCTCACGCAGTACTGGGCACAGTTTGACGGTGTATCGATAGACGTGAACGATATGAACTGGATATTTACAAGGAACATCCCGAAGGATATCGAAGGAGAGGCGAGAGCGTTGCAGATGCTTTTCGGTGTGGTAGATCAGGAGACCGCACTGTCTCTCATGAGCTTCATTGACAATCCGAAGGAGGTAATTGAGCGGATGGAAGCCGAGATGCCTCCGGTAAACCTAGACGGGGTAAGTAATGAATAAAATAGATATGATATTATTCAGTGGTAAATCTGTAGAAGATGGGGACTTGGTTTTAGGAAGCCTACTTTCTGCGAATGGTAAAACATATATCTACCCTCACGATTGGGCTGACTTAGATGATCTTGGTTTTGGACGAGCATTTGTAGAGGTAGTTGATGTACAGATTGTGTTCCTTTATGACGAATAAGCATATAACACTGAGTAAAGTGAGAAAAAATGCGGGGATTTTATAAAAAGATGCACAGAGGTAAAGAGTGACACTATCTAAACTTGCCCAAAGCAAATTTGATGAAGTAGAAAAACTCATTGGGTCCACCGAGCGAGAAGTGTTTAAGGTGTACCGTAAAAGACGGGATGAGATATACCAGATCATTCAAAAGAATTACGCCAAGTATCTAACGGATGTTCCCAAGGCTGATTATCTATCCGTGATGTCTCTCTATCAAAGACTCCAAAAGATGGAGAAAGAGATTAAAGGCACTTACGTCAAGCTGTACGGTTCGACGTATAACAAGACTTTAGCCGGAGAGAAACAGGTTTTCACTGAGGCTTATTACAGATCACAGTTCGTTTCAACCTTCTTCGCTGATGCTCAGGGCACTTCGATCAAGACGCAAGCAATCAACCCTTTAATAGTTGAAGCGAGTGTAAAAGGTGACATTACACTCTTGTCACAGATACCAAGTGGGGAGCTTCGTGAGATGGTAGCCCAGAACTTAATGCCTCCATCTGGTGAGACATTATCTACTTTGTTAGCAGGACACAACCAAGAAGGGCTTAGGAGAACTTTACAGACTATCAAGCAAGGGTTGATCAATGGCGAGTCTTACACGAAACAAACTAGACGAGTGAAGAACGTGTTTGACGGAGTAGCTTCAAAAGCCTCTAGGGTAATTAGAACAGAGGGCAACCGAAACATGAACGCTGGTGCATACCTAAACTCACAACAGGTAGCAGAACAGATAGATATTAAGCGTCAATGGGTTGCCACGTTAGATGACAGGACACGTGACCGTCACGCTGCCTTGGATGGGGTACAGAAAGATGTAGATGAGAAATTTTGCATTAACGGAGATTGTGCTTTATATCCTTCTGCATTTTCAAGTCCTTCAAATTCGGTAAACTGTAGATGCACGGTTATTGATATCGTGCCGGGAATTGATATGAGTGTTCGGAGAGCTAGAGACCCGGTCACAGGTAAGACGGATATCATCAGCTACAAGAATTATGAAACATGGTATAATGAAGTAAGTAAATAACCCTACGTTGTAGGGAATTTGACAAAATAGAAAGGATGTGTTAATATGGCAGATGAAGAGAAAAAACTGACGGATCAAGAAATTGGTGACGTTAGTGAGGTTGACGAATCGACAGACGGTGACGTTAACAAAGATGCCGAATTAGACAAGATGATACAGTCTAAGGTCGACAAGACAGCCGCGAAAATCAAGGGGCAATATGAAAAGAAGATTGCAGAACTTGAGTCGCAGTTGGAGAAAGAAAGGACAGCTAAGATGTCGGAAGAAGAAAGAATCCAGCATCTTAGTAAACAGCATGAGGAAGAACGAAGGCAGTTTGAGAGAGAAAGACTGCAATTCGACCTTTCTAAGCGTATTGTTGAGAATGAGTTGCCGTCTGAGTTTACTGAGCTATGGCTCAACCCTCCACAAAATAAAGAGGAATTAGACGACAAACTCAATAAAGCATTAAGCCTTTTCGAGACCTACAAGGCAAAAGTGCTAAAGGACTTTCGAGGGGATAACTCACGGAAACCAGAAGGCGCTAAGGGTGCAGGTGGAGTTGATTTTTCCAAGATGGGGATTGACGAGCTTACCACGTACGCACGGACAAGCGATAAAGCAAGAGCGGCAGTAGCCGACTATTTAAACAAGAGGTAAACTATGGCAGAGACCAAACTTACTAATGCGGTAATACCAGAGATTTTCTCGGCATACACCGTGGAACCTTCGATTTATAGATCACGACTGTTTAACAGTGGTGTCATTGAACTGAACCCCGGAATCTCAAGCCTGCTCGCAGGTGGTGGAGAGACTTTCAATCTTCCCTTCTGGCAGGATGTAAGCGGTACTTCTGGTGATGTACCATCGGAGACCGTAGCGGCTACTATTAATAACATGGCAGCAAAGTCACAGATTTTCCGCAAACAGACCAGACTGAAAGCATGGGGAACCAATGACCTTGTAAAGGTTTTCGCAGGATCAAACCCTCTCCAGTCTTTGCAGGACATGGTTAACAATTATTGGGCGCAGGCGTATGAACAGATCGCTATTGCTTCCATGATTGGAGTATTTGCAGACAATGACGCTAACGATAATGATGACCTGTTTATTGATATCTCAGGCAAGACTGGAACTGATGCGGTTTTCTCAAGTGACGCAGTAATTGAGGCACAGGGGCTTCTCGGAGAAAATGGAACGGTTGGACGATCTGACCTTAACGGTGGGGACTTCGTTGCAATCGCTGTGCATCCGAAAGTTTATGAGCTGATGCGGAAGCAGAACGCAATCGACTTCATCCCGATTGGTGATCAGCAGAGACCAACTGCTTTTTACATGGGAATGGAAGTTATTGTTTCTAGGAACCTTCCCGAAGCAGCAGGCGTGTACACTACCTATATACTCAAGCAGGGTGCATTGCAGTACGGTATCTCTAATGTTGGGTACGAGGCAACTGAGGTTGACCGTGATCCTTCTAAGGGTTTTGGTATTGATGCTCTCTACACTCGTAGGGTATTCGGTATTCATCCGGTTGGTACTGCTTGGCAGGAATACACTATTGCAGGTGCTTCGCCTACTGATGCAGAGCTTGACAATGCTGTTGAGTGGGATCGTGTGTTCGATGCTGAGAACATGCGAATGGTAGCTGTAAAGGCTAAGATTGCGTAAACTAGGGGGAGCTTCGGCTCCCTTTTGGAGGAATTATGAGAAGAGATAATACAGGTAGAAAGACTCTAAACCAAGAGCTAGAAGCCTTGAAAAACATGTACGCAGGAGCTATGTCGGGTGATATCGTTATGGTTATCACACCTAAGACTGTAGCACCTGCACCTACCGCCACTGCATGGACGCGTGATGTATCTATTTCTATTGAGAATGCAGCAGGTGATGTACATACATGGCTTACACAGGACTATGCTACTACTTTATCTATAGCTGATACATCCACGGCTGGAACTGCTACTATTGCATCTACCACCTTGGAGATTGTGAACGGAGTTGCAACGGTTACGGTAAGCGGTGATGGAGCAGCTTGGTTGAACTCTGAGACTGATACGCTCACAGTAGGCAATATTACGGTAATGGGTTATACGGTAACTGGTGGCACATCGGTAGAAACTTTTACGGCGGTGTAATATGAATTATAGTAAACCGATTGATTACATTGAAAAGAAAGACCTCAAACAAATACTAGAGAGATTGGCTAAATTAGAAGCTGAGGTCAAAGAGCTTAAAAAGAAGCCGGGACGGCCTAAGAAATAATAGTGGTTGGGCGGATAATTTCTCCGCTCAATACCACTTATGGGGCATAGTATGATAACAAGAGAGCGAGTTAAAGAGCTGTTAGGTATAACCGATACCACGCATGATACACAGATAGATTTGATGATACCGATAGTCGAGAATGATGTCAGACGGATAATGAACTACGACTATCTTGATGTGTATGATGTGACCGTGACAACAGGCGAAACGACATTTACATCTAGTGTGTCTATACCTATCGGGAAGGTTATAGAAGGTGGCGACAATTACGTTAAATCAGTCTCGTATGATAGCGGATACTACACAGCTACGGTGAATGAAGCCTTTAGCTCAGATGCAGATGAAGTTACATTATCAGTGAACATCGCTCAGTTGCCTGCTATTGCTAGGATGGTCTACTACCGGATTAGCAAGATGAACACGACCATGAATGATGAAGTTATCACAAGTAAATCCATGGGGCCTGTTAGTTATTCTTTTGATACACCGATTAACAAGACTTGGGGTTACCCGCAAAAAATAATTGATGACTTGGGAACACCATACTTGAAGTTCGCATAAGTATGATTATTTCATACTTAGAGGGGATACATGATAGAGTATTTTGACGACTGGCAGAAAATGACAATTGCTTTTTATGCTCAGACAACCTCTTATAACCCGACAACAGGACAGATAGAGGAAGCCTATGCTTTGAGGGATACAAGCGATGTTCACTTGTTCCAGTCCTCAGCGATGCACGGCTATGCTTCTGACAGAATGATAGACGAAACCGAGTATGCTATCGTAACCGGTGACCCGATTGTGCCGACTGACATTGTTTACTTTAACAACGAGTGGTTCTCTATGCCGTATCCTGATAACGTACTGTTCCAAGATGAAGTGTATACGGTCTTAATCAAACGAATGGAAGCACCGAATAACATTGAAGGTGAGTTACCAGAGGTTTCAGTCCTTGGTGATGGGAGCGGTGTCATATGATGAAGTCAAGTTTTACAAGGAAAAGTTTCGGGGACCCTCGGAAAGCAGTTGATAAAGCTATTGGGAAATCTAGCCTTGAGCTAGGGACTGCAATCTCAGCACAGGCTAAACTGTTAGCACCTGTAGACCAAGGGCAACTAAGGAACTCTATCTCAGCTTCTAATCTCAGACAAACAGAACTACTTAATACGCAACCGGGCGAACAGGCTGAGAAGCTAGATACAAATGGCTTGAAAGGTGACCAAGTGTACGCAGGAAGCAACTCAGATCACGCAATCTTTCAAGAGTACGGAACTAGAAATCAACCGGCACAGCCTTATCTAAGACCTGCTGCGGAAGTTATCACAGGCAAGAGTACTATTGAGGGTATATTTAAGAAGTACGGTGCTGAGGCTATGAATCGAGAGCTAAAGAGGAAATAATGGACATAACACTTGGCAACTATTTAATGACAGTCCTCAGAACAACCGAGATCGAGGCGATGCTTGATACCATCCCAAATACTACGTACAAAGCAATTATCCAAGGTCGTTCTATTCCGACAAGTTTACAGGATTTGTCAAACTTAATACAAGTTTATAGAGTGTCGAGCATTTTACCTGATGATATCAACGAGCCTGTATACACAGTGAACTGCCGACAGTCAACAGAATCTAACGCTGAAACTTTAGCGGAATTAGTGTATAATGAACTTAACAGAAGTTTAGGAACTTATAGTGGAGATACGGTTTATGCACGTGTGACAATAGCACCGAGCATATATGAAGAAGAGAACTACTGGAATGTTCCGGTAGATATTAGACTTTTAAGCAGGAGATAAATTATGCCTAGACAGACACCGGGTATTAGTTCAATTCAGTTTCCGGATGGATTTAGAATTGAGGTTTCAACAGACGGAACGACAGGAGCAGTATGGCAGGACTTGGGGGTTATTGAAGCTGGTGGAACGGCAACCCTTAACTGGACAGACTTTGAAGTAGATGCAGGTAACTACGAGGGATTAGTTGATAAAGCACGTGATCCGAGAGTATCGCTTTCTACATCCCCGCTTTTGAATTGGGATGCTAGCGTAATTGCAGCAGCTTTCCCGGGTTTTCTCTCAACAAGTTCAGCAACTTCACCTACTACGGGTGATGATGTCACTTATGCAGGGACGAGCAATCAGGTTTCTCTTACATTCTCAAAAGTAAGACTTACTCACTACACAGTAGATGCTACAGGTGGGACAGAGACGGATTCAGACATTGATTGGCAGTTTACTCTCCATAATGCTAAAGTTGATGCAGGTGGAAGTTTTAATTTTAAGGGAATGAATGAAGATGGTCTTGATGCAATTACTGTGAGCTTTACCGGAAAACCTGACCCGGCTTCTAGCTACGCACTGTTTACATTCTTCAAGGCGTAAGGAGGCGATATGCCACGACAGACACCGGGAATTAGTAGTATACAGTTCCCTGACGGTTTTCAATTTGCCGTCAGTGATTCTACAGGCTACATAGACGTAGGAGTTATTGCGGGTGGTGCAACACTCACACTAACCTGGACAGACTTTGAAATAGACGGCGGTAATTACGAGAGTCTTGTAGATAAGGCAAAAGACCATAGATTCCAGCTTGCTCCTAGTGCGTTGTGGAATTGGGACACTACCGCCATGGAGAAGGTATTAGCTGGTTTTACATCGGACGCTGTAGCAGCAAGCCCAACAGCAGGGAGAAATCTCACCTATGCAGGTACTAGCAACCAAATAACGCTTGACAGGATGGCAATACGGCTTACTCATTTCCCATTTGAAAAAACATCACACACATTGATAGAAGCTGATGTCACAGCGGTAACTGATGGTTCAAATAACCAGATTATCACTGTGCCAAAGACAACCTTTACTGGGGCGTTGCCGTGGACATCATTGATTGACTTGTACACCTCGATAAGCGGAATGGAAGAAGTATCCTACGCTGACCGTGACTTAGTAGAGAACCAAGGGAACTATTGTACTGACGATACAAACCTGTACTTTATCGTGGACTTGCTTACATATGCAGACCTTCCTGCTGCTAAGGCAGGACTAGCAGGAACAGTGGTGAATTTCTACGATGATATTGACTGGCAGTTCACCCTGTACAACGCAAAACTGGACTCAGGTGCTGCGTTTAATTTCAAGGGCGTGAATGAGGACGGACTTAACGAGTACACGGTAGGGTTTACAGCTAAACCAGACCCGGCGAATAGTTACAGGTTATTCAAGTTTTTCAAAGCATAAGGAGTTTTTATGAAGATCGGCATTAACCGAAACACAGCGAGTGTGGAATTTAGAGATCAGACCTATGAGATCAAGATAATTCCCATTTTCGCTGAGTATCTCATAGCTGAACACGACAAGCTAGATAAGGAATTTTCCAAGAAAGAGAATCCCACAGAAGAAGAATCATACGCCCACGTTTACGAATCAATCGATTACCTGTTAAAGATAGTCGAAGTTATCTTGCTAGCAAATGACTACACTTTTGATGATAAGTGGTGGAGAGAGAACGCAGACTCATCTACTCTTGTCGAGTTTATAGCTAATTGCAAACTGAAAGACTTCACACCTAAAAAAAAAGCGGTGGTCGAAAAGTAAGCGAATTTGACTTTGAGCGGTTGTATTGGAGCATGAAAAGTGAAGGCATTGTAAACAGCAAAGAGGAATTTTGGATGCAGATGGACTTGACGGATTTAGAGTCAGCAGGTGCTTTTATACCGAAAGAGATATGGGAGAAGTTTATTATCAAGCCTGATGGGAAAATCAAGATCACGCCGAACGACTATACGAGGCATAAATGAGGATTATAGACCAGTTAGTATATAAGATAGATGCTGATAACTCAGGGTTCAATAAGGGTGTAGCGACCTCTGAGGCGAAAGCTAAAGGGTTTTCCAAGGCTGCCAATGTTGCTTTCACCGCTCTCGCTGTTGGTGGTGCTTCTCTCTTGATAAATAAAGCTGTCCAGATGGGCAGGGAGTTTGTAGACGCTGCCTCTGATGCTGAGGAAACCGCTAACAAATTTAACGTAACCTTTTCAGATATTCGAGAGGAAGCAGACGCAACCGCTCAGGCACTTTCTGATAGTTTTGGTCTATCTTCTCAGAAATCACAACAGCTACTTTCAGATACAGGGGATCTTTTAACCGGGTTTGGCTTTACTCAGGAGTCGGCTCTCGACCTATCAAATCAAGTAAACGAATTAGCTGTAGACCTTGCTTCATTCACAAACTATTCTGGTGGTGCAGAGGGTGCTAGTGCTGCTCTAACCAAAGCTCTCTTAGGCGAGAGAGAATCTATCAAGTCTCTTGGAATCGCAATCACAGAAGCCGACATTAACCGGTTGGCAGAAGATAAAGGAATAACAGGAGAACTCACCAGACAACAGAAAGCGATGCTCACCTTAGAGCTTGCTACTATTCAATCAAAAAACGCAATAGGCGACTTCGCACGGTCCGAGGAATCACTTGCTAATCAGCAGCGGATTCTTGAGGGTAATTTACAGGATTTACGTGTAGAACTAGGGAATAAACTACTGCCTACGGTTACAAGTGTTGTCTCAGGGTTTAACGACCTATTAGAAGGGTTTAACGCAAACAATGAAATAGGCGGTAGATTAGAGCGAACCACAAAACAGCTTTACCAAACATCGAAAGAATACCAAGGGGTTGTGTCTGAATTAGACGGAGACATATCAGACCTTACGGAAACTGAAAGAATACAGCTAGAGTTGCGTGAAGCACAATTAAAACAGAAACTTACACAGCAGATAGTAGAACAGGTTAAAGAGTACGATAATCTAAAAAGAGCTGTTTCTGACAATAACGATACGATAGAAGAAAACAACGAATACCTAGAACTAAACCAGAGATATTTCAAGGAACAAGCAGAAGAATTGGGGGTGTCGGTAGATAGATTAAAAGAAGAAACTATTGCATATATGAACTCTACCGCAGAGCAAAAGAATCAAATATCTACACGTGATGCACTTGGAGCAACAGTGGCTCTTTATGCTTCTCAACTTGGAATAATGATACAGAAAGAGTCTGAGAATAACGCCCTCATAGCTGAGAATAACTTAATAGAGAAAGAGCGCAAGGCGTTCATAAGTGAATCGGCACAAGCTATACAAGGGGGTGTAGTTAGTCTTGAGAATTATAACTATCTAAACTCAGAACTTATAGATTTAATAAAAGACCAAGTAGATGCATTAGAAGAAGAAGAAGCTGCTAGAAAAAGACAGGCTCAGTTCAGGGAAGAATATGCAGACTTAACTAAAGAAGAACTAATATTAATAAGAAACGAGATAAACCTAAACAAAGAGGGTGAACACTGGAGAGAAAGGTTATCGGCAGTAACCGCAGCTTATAATAATATATTAGCAGAAGAAGCTGCTCAAGCAAAGACGGCAGGTGAAGCAGAAGAAAAACGGCAAGAGATTTTAGACAATCACACAGAAGCACTTGAACAAGCAGAAGCACTTGAAACAGCACTAGGCGAAAGTTACGACCTCAATACCGAAAAAGCTGGTATATATCGGTCTACTATTGATGCTCTTATAAAATCTGGTCTTGCCCCTGAATCGGAAAAAATTAAAGAACTTGTTGCTATATTAGGAACTTTAACTGAGACGCAAGAGGAAAACACAGAAACCACAGAAGAAAACCTAAAACAACATGGTAAATATACGCAAGAATACATAGATGCTTACAGGCAGATGTACTTTGATGACCGTGAAAACTTTATCGCAACAACAACAGATAAAGCTCAGGCGTTTCGTGATGCCGGGATGGATCAGGCAGAAGTTGCTAAGTGGGTGTCTGAGCAAATCAAGCAATATGACGAGGATAATGCTGAATCAGCTAAGACGTGGGCAGAGCAGCACAAGGAAGCTATCGTTGAAGTCGGCAACGTTTCAACAAACATTCTAAACTCTTTAGGTGACCTTTATAAATCTCAACATGACGCTAGGATGCAACAGATTGATGAAGAAAAAGCCGAGGCTTTAGAATCCATAGACGAGCAGTTGCAGGCTGAACTAGAAAGATTGGGGTTAGAAGAAGATACACAAATTGAGAAACTTGAGAAGCGTTTAGAAAAAGCTAAAGAAACAAACGACCAAGAACTTATAGATGACCTAGAGACTCAGATAGCACGACAGGAAGTGTTGGACGAATACAACCAAAAGAGGATTGATGCTGAAAAAGGCTTTGACGATGAACGGAAGAAGATAGAGCGTGATGCTGCCGAACGTCAGAAAAAGATTGCTACTTTTGAGGCTATTATCAACACGGCTAGCGGAATAGTAGAAGCTATCCCGAATCCTTTTTTAATGGCAACAGCCGCTACTGTTGGCGGTCTACAACTCGCTGCAATCCAAGCACAACCTATCCCATCCTTTGACGTTGGAACCCTGCGAGTACCAGAGACGACTCAGGCTGTAGTACACCAAGACGAGATGATACTCACTAGGAATCTTGCAGACCAAGCCCGACAGGAGGGAATCACGATATCACCTAGCGGTGGTGGCGGTGTTCCTGCTCAAATTATGATATACTTAGACAAGAGAAAATTAGGTGAGGCAATGGTTGACGAAATCAACTCCGGACGGTCTTACAAGATAGATGCAAGGGTAGTGAAATGAAAATAGCGTACGATAACCTGCTAGAGAACGCAACGATAACAAGCACCTCAGAGAACGCTAACTATCCTCTCGAAAACTTGTACCACAACTGGAAAAGAAAATATTTCCAAGCTGTCGATGACGTTCTATCGCTCACGATTACTTTAACGTGGACAGTACCGCAGACCATCGAAGCTATCGGGATAGCGTATCACAACCTAGACGGTGCAACCGCTACTTTTTACGATGATGTTGACGCTGTATTGGACACATGGACGGTATCTGTCGATAACGACACAGACTTAACTTACGGTTCTCAAACAGGGGTTTATAAAGTTGCACTAGCTTTAAGCTCACCTGTTACTATCTATTTGGGGAATTTGTTCGTAGGTGAGGTTATTTCTAATTCAAAGTCGGCAGATCAAGACATACCGCTGTACTCTTCGGATGTGGTTTCGTCATCTTCTGACAGGCAGATTGCGGGACGTAAAGGCTCAGTTACTAGAGGGGGGTCGATTTCGATCCCTTTACTCACTTCGTCACAACGCAAAGCCTTAGAAGAAGTGTTTTACGACAGAGGCAGAATAGAACCGTTCTACCTAGACTTGTGGGATTTATCACACTCAGATTTTGCACCACTTTATTGCGTGTTTGAATCTGATTTAACAGTGAACCATGAGGAAGCAGGGGATACGGTTTCTTTTGATATCAGGGAGGTTAACTAATGGCAATTATTAAGGTATCGCAGTTCAATTCAGCGCCGACTGCTGTTTCAGACTACGAAGCACAGAACGCTCATATCATGGCGTTTATCAATCAGGTAAATTCTCAGGCGTTTATTCTAACGAATCCGACCGGAACAACCGAACCAACTATCAAACAGGATACGTACATAAACCACGGTGGAACGCTTTACACGGTAGACACCGCAGATGAGACTATCACGGGAAGCCCTGCAGACGGTAACGTATATATCAAGCTCTCTGTAAGTGGTGATAATCTAATTGCAAGTTACGTAACGGACATCTCAGCGTACACGTGGAATCAAGTGTACGGATACCTTGCAAGCGGTACAGACATAATATTGCCCTATCTCTTAGTAAAAAGTGGCACAAGTTGGACTAAGTATCGGATGGACATTAAAACGCCTCAGTACGTGACAGACCAGAATTTACGGACGACTGATGCGGTTACTTTTGCGACAGTTAATACAGGACAAGGTGCTAATGAACTTTATGCTATGAACCAAGCTGTTAGGACGACAGATGATGTAGTATTTAATACAAACCATTCTCCTTTTCTACCAATAGACGAGGGCTTAGGTTGGTTAACGCTTGGAAATTTTAGTGGTAGCAGGTCTGCTACTGGAATTGCTGATATAACTGCATATTCAGGATATCCACCTTTCACTGGAACTATAAACGTTCCTTTTACTCTTGTTTCTAGCGGAGGATTGAGTGGCGATACAAAAATATATTTATATATAAAAATAGATGGCACTACTGTATACACTAGCAGTACCGCTGATGCAAGCACTGTAACAGGTTCTACTACTGTAACTTTAGATACTGGTAATAGCTTAGAGATAATATTGAACTGCAATTCTATATCTAGTGGGGACACTATGACTTGGAATATAGACGTCCAAGGGAAAAGGCATTTATTGCCTATAGAGGTCGCGGCATGTAACGGTGATTTTATATAATAATGTATAACGTAGTAGAGATAGACAAAACAATTATATATGAAAACACTTTTACTCCTTACGCCCCGTATGTATATAAAACTTTGGTGTCATTACCAAGCGATGAAATAGCTAGTTATTGGACTGATACTTTTGGAGCAGACGGAACATACAATGATGAAAAATTACAGATAGAATCTGCTACGATTAACAGTATACAAGATTTAAGTTCTCAAGAATCATTATCTAATTGTATTAGTCAAGAACAATCATTTTACTTTGACTTTACCAACCAATCTTTATATGTACACGTACCACATGAGTATGGTACATCAGAAAACAATATTGAGATTGGTAAGCTTTTTGGTTATTGCTCTGACACTGTTAGGTATTTTAGGGACCAGATTTATCAACCAATTGTCCAAAGCATTCCAAGCATCTCTGATCAAGCCGACCCACTCCAGTACGGAATCATTGCGTTCGGCGGTGGCTCTGTATCTATGGTAAATGACGGTACGTTCGACACTGACGAGAAGTTGTATGGTAACGAAGTTCGTATTAAACGTGGTCAGGAAGGTGACACGTATGAAGATTTGATCTTGATGTTTACAGGGTATGTGAAGGACTACACAACTACCACAAGTGATATCTCAATCGAGGTAGGTGATAAGCGAGAACGGCTAGAAGTTGCCTACCCTACCGATGTATTTACAATACTCGATGCGTACAACGACACCACAGCAAGTTGGGAGACTGACGAGGAACTAGAGCATGACGGATACGGAGATGTTATACAAGTACCTGCTTTTCCAACTGCTGAAAATGCTAGTACAGTCTCGTATAAGTGGGGCGTTTCTGTCACATCTATTACTCAAGTCTATACATATGATGATGAAGTTCTATCACCTGTAGCACACTCCAACTTCTCAACAAGCGGAACATTTGACCTTGATATAGTAGACGTAGCCAAAGACGGAGCAGACATCAAGAAAGGAATTAAGCAAGTTTACGTCACAGGTAGGATGAGAGCTTACGACAACCCGGCTGATATCATCGCAGACCTTAATTCAAGGGTAGCAGGGATAGAGTACAATTTATCCAATTACAACCAGACTGAATGGACAACTGAGAGCGCTAGTCTCGCTGATATTTCGCTTTATATGGACGACACTAAAAAGCTCTACGAGTGGATTGAGCTTATGCAGAACGGTTCTGATCCCGGCTTCCGCTATGAGGACAGAGACAAGATTACTCTCCGTATAGACAACCCTGACCGAACTCCAACGGTCACGATAACCCCGGTTGATATTCGTAATTCAGACATCCCAGTGGAACAGAACGCTCAATTGTACGCTTCTTCTGCTATCGTGAAATACTCGAAGAATCATCGTCACGGGCATTACAACCAAGTCTCGAACACAAGTTATGAAGATGATGTAATTCGTGAGCATAGAATAAAAAAAATAGAGACCTATGAAACACTTTTGACAAACTCAACAGATGCGACCGCAAAAGCGGCTAGGATTATGGCTGATATCTCAGAGATACGACCTATCGTTACGCTAGTCGTTCAAGACTCTTTATATCCTAACCCAAGAATTTACGACACCATAAATGCTACGGTGTCTCTTTTAATCCAAGGCAACCGACTACCTGATGCTTATCTATACGTCATCAGCGATTTGCACGTCTTGGGAGATGATGATATAATATTAGGTGAGGATGATGCTGTTGATTTGAAATCGAGAGACGATGAGATCAGAGCATACCTTGGTTCTGTAACAGGTATTGTAATGGGGATTAGATATCTTGAAACCGATGAAGTTGAAATTAAACTGAGGAGCATATAATGGCATACTTAACCGATAGTGATGTGAGAAAAATTACCACTCGTACAGCTAAAACTAGCTTGCTTGATACTGATGTGTTCACCGTAGCGAATGAGCTAGGAACGCTAGCACCGATAACAAAGCCGAATGTCATAGAGACGTTGGGGATAAACGCTAAAGAGAACACTTCCAATAAAAAGAACACACTCTCCGAGAACAGCGACACGTTCTTTCCCACTCAGCAGGCTGTGAACGCCGCTTTGAATGAACGAACAGCCCAAATCTTCGGTCTTGATTGGGACAAGGCGACAGATTCATATCTCAGAACTGACATGGCTGTAGGACTGACAATTGGCTCTCCTGATGGTGCGAACAAGATCGTCTCGGACTTTGACAACTACTACCCATGGAAAGGCATCAAGCAGGTCAAGGTCGACAGCAACAAGAAGATTCTTGCCTATCTAGGAGATGCCTTATACAGCTCTATAGACGGCGAGTATATGACGCTCATCCCTCAGTTCTGGTTCAAGGATTATATAGAGGGGACCGTCAGAAAGGTTCGCATATCCCACAGCCCGCTTGCAGGGTTTAAGCCAGCGTTCCTGGATAGCAATGGAAACCCTGTTGAGTATCGACTCGTGGGCCGCGTCCCGGCAGGGTATGACACAGAACTGAGGTCTAAGCCCGACATGGCCGTTGAGGTGAATCGCTCATATACCAGCTTTATCACTACTGCTTATGCGAAGGGTTCGTGGTGGCTTGACGATGCGATGACCAGGCACAAGATCGGCTTACTGGCTGCTGTCGAGGCCGGTGATTGGGACGTAAAAGCCGCTTATGGTCAGGGCATCAACTCAGGCATGCCGTACGGATCAGGCACAGAGTATGAGTGTGTATCTGCTCAGACTGGCGCGAACTCGATCATCATTGCTGCTACAGCTACTAACTTCTATGTTGGTATGGTCGTGCAAATCGGTACATCCTACACGGACAACTCAATCGCCGCAGATCGGAAGATCACCTCTGTCGTTGATAACGGCAATGGGACACAGACCATCACTGTCGATGGAGCTGCCTTTAATACTGCACTTGGAAACACAATTGTTTCCTGGGGCCAGCCGGTTCCGGCATCGCAGATAGATGCTCTCGACGGTGGCTCTGGCTATATTCTCCAGTGGGAGAGTACGACACGATCACATGTCTCATACCGTGGCATGTGGGATTTATGGGGTAATGTGTGGTCGTTCACCTATGGTTTTGCCCGGTACGATGGACGGTACTACGTGTGCTACGACCAGAGCAAATATGACGTTTCTGATCCTCGGACTGATGCAGGATGGATTGATACCGGTGAAGGTGTGTACATCAACAATGGATATCAGAACGAACGTATACCATTCGTCTCAGACCAGGGCTCTGTGGATTTTCCTATTTCTACTGGCGGTGGAGCTGGCTCAAGCACCTTCTATGCTGCCTATTTGTACAACTTCAGCAGTACATATAATGGCGTTCGTATTTTGCGCTCCGGTGGCGGCTTGAGCCATGGCGGTGGCGTTTCGCTCTTCTGCGTGAATGGGGACCTTACGCCGTCCCATTCGTACCACCGCATCGGGTCTCGCCTTATCGGTTAGTTCGGGGGTGCAGGGGTGCGCAACCAATGCTACATGATTTCTATGAGGAGATATAGTTATGAAAATGATAGTTGATACAATGCAAAGTGAATTTAAGTTCGGGAACATCAGGGAATTGAGAGGAAATTTCAAAGAGATAACACGTGAGACAGATGAAGGGGTGATCACTGAATACGAGTGCGACTACTTTCGAACGACCGGTAACGAAACCTTCGAAGAGCTTTTCGCACGGCACAGAGTGCCCGGCCTGAAGGACTATCTCAAATCCACAGACTGGATACATATGAAGTGCGCAGAAGAGGGGCTTGATGTGTCTGTTGAGTACCCTGATATCGTACAGAAGCGTATCCAGACTCGGGATGAAATCAACAATCTTGAGCAGTATCTATAGGGGGAGCCATGAACCACGAACGATTGGCCCGTCTGATAGACACCACACGGTGGAAGCATATCGGAACAGACGTCGACTACGCTATCCATGACGGTGACGAGTTGGTGATCCTGTTCAAAGGCTCAGACAGCCGGGAAGATTGGCAAGCGAACTTTGCTTTCCTGCGGACACCGTATCGGGATATGCCTATACCATTCAAGGTGCACCGAGGGTTTATATCAAGGTATAAAGAGGTTAGGGACTTAATGCTCTCAACTGCTTACGTTGATAAACCTGTTATCGTAGCAGGTCACTCTCATGGCGGTGCTTTGGCTCTCTTGTGCTATGAAGATATCATGTTTAATCTTGATGTGGATGTGCGGTGCGTGACCTTCGGGTGCCCACGGGTATTCAGTTGGGAAGCTAGAGCAACAGGACGCTTTGACCGGGTGACTATGTATCGTAATTTGTTTGATATCGTTACCTACATACCTTTTCTAATCATGGGATACCGACATCCTGTAAAAAACACTTTAGCAGGGATTAACTTCCAACACGACATTAAGGCTTATGAGAGGGAATTATGATAACTGAAATTATTTTAGGACTAGGAATACCGATAACATTAGGTGTTATATTCTTTGTTTCAAGGAAGGTATGTAAAACTATGGGCAAATTCTTTGAGCGTGTTAATAAGGCATTAGATGATGTTGATGTGTTGGTTCATGACATGAAAGCTAGGAAAGATATCGACTCGATACTCATACGGTCACACTATGCTATAATAGATGCATTACAGACAGGCAAGGCAAACGGTAACGTTGTCGAAGCGAAACGAAAACTAGACGAATATCTCAGAGATGTTGCGTCACTATAGGAGGAATTATGGATTTGTTAATCACGTATTTAGGTGGGTTCACAGCCGGAATCGGTACGATAATGGAACTGATTAAGAAGATGACTTCACTTCCTGAAATCTGGTACAAACCGATAGCGGTTGTAGCATCGGTTCTTGGGGGTCTTGTAGCTTCTGTGCTCTATGGGTTCGGATGGGATGTGTTTATCGTGTCCTCAGTGTTCCTGACATGTGCTCAATTCGGATGGGACTTCTTGGCGATTAAACCGCTGCTGAAAGCAATATGGAAGAAATAATCGAGCTACTGTATGAACTATCGAAGAACGCTCCGGCTCTGCTTGGTCTTATCACTCTTGTTGCTCTCATCTTTTCCGCTGTGGTCTTTGGAAGTAAGTCAGCAAGATTTAGCTCAATTAGAGCAAGCATTAAACACCTCAAAGAAAGCCTTGACAGAACTAAAGAACTACTCGGAGAACTTAGAGAATCAAGTGAGCGACTTGAGGCAGGAATTGACGATATCGAAACAACTTCACGAGCAATTAGAGATCGAGCTATCGAAGCAGATCAAGGAATCACAGACGCTCTCGACCTACTTAGAAGGCTACAGAGCGGAGATGATCACGAAGATAGTCCTAGCAACAGTGACTAGTTTCACGATAGGCTTTTTTCTCGGCAATTTATAGACGTCCTCGACCCCTTCGAGCCACTCCTTCTCGTTGGGGTCTTTTTTTGCCTAATTCATAAATATCTAGTTGACACATTATCCAATAGGGTGTAATATGAAACTAGATTAAGAGCAAGGAGGCAATATGTACAGAGACGGAAAGAAAGAATTTAGACTGTTCCTCTCACCAGAGGACGCTAAAAAACGTGACGAGATCGTAAGGCGGTCAGGTCTACAGGCATATGTCGTAGATGCTGAAATCTACCGACACGGGCTAAGTAAAGTATCAGATATAAGATTACCCTTATCTGATAGTAAAATCGACTGAGGGCAATCCTCGCAAGTCTAAGGAGTAATTATGAAAGGATTAGACAATCTCATACAAGAACTGAAAGCACCGAAGTCAAGACACAACACCTTCGGGAACTACAACTATCGCTCATGTGAGGACATCCTCAACGCTGTCAAACCGTTGCTAGACAAATACGGTCTATCACTACGCATCACAGACGAGCCTTTACTTGTAGGCAATTTTAACTACATACGTGCTACTGCTATCATCTCAGACGGTGAGCAGACTATCGAAGTATCTGCTGTTGCTCGTGAGGCTGAAACGAAAAAGGGAATGGACGTTTCACAGATCACCGGATCAACTTCTAGTTACGCTCGAAAGTACGCACTGAATGGACTATTCCTGATTGACGACTCTCAGGATGCCGACACACAGAAACCAGAAGAAGGTGCTACCAAGGAACAGAAAGACGAGCTGAAAAAATTAGGCGCACAGATGGATGACCAAGGGCGGGCTTTCATTGAGAAGAAACTAAGCGGTCACTTAACGCAAGCTGAGGCTGAGAACTTGATACATCGTGCAGAGGCTAAGATAGACGGGAGGGCGCAGTGATTATTCACTACTGCGAGCAAGGTTCGCCCGAATGGCACTCGCTCAGAATTGGACGCTTCACAGCTACGGACTTCGCTACTCTCGCCAACGGTAAGAAAGCAACGATTGATAATCTTATTCTCAAAAAAGCTGCCGAGATTGTCACAGGCAAGAAAGCTGATTCTGACTTCTACAACAAGCACATGGAGCGTGGTAACGAATTAGAAGCCGAAGCGAGGGAGGCGTTTGAACTTGATAAGCTAGTCTCAGTCGAACAGGTAGGATTCATCGAAGTAAACGAGTTCATCGGCTGTTCACCTGACGGTCTGATAGGTGATTACTCAGGGGTTGAGATAAAGTGCAAGGATAACCACACACACCTAAAGACTCTTTTAAGTGGTGACCGCTCGTACAAGTGGCAGATAGTCGGTAATATGTGGTGTACTGGACGTAAAGAGTGGGAGTTTTACTGCTACAATCCGAACTTTAAGAAGCAGTATTCAGAAACGTGGTATCTGAACAATGACGACAAAGAGCAACTAGAGGACGGAATAAACTACGCTGTCGAGAAATTAAAGAGGTTGTTAGATGAAATTCGAGATAACAACATTAGTTGACAATCTGTCTCTCTTAGTTCCCGACTGGATGAAAAACGACTACCGAGACGTGTTAACAGAGTGCATGGAGGATCACAATAATTATGTTACCGTTCAAGTATCCACGCCGAAGAAGTCGGGTACAGATGAGCAGAACCGTGCCTTCCATGCCTTGATTAACGAGTTCTGGCTGACAGGTTGTTCATCTTACCCTAACTACGAGACCATGAGAGACTCTTACAAGCTACGAGCAGGAGGTGCAAAGGAGTACAAAATCGCTACTGAGAACGGTGTCGTTACAAGCAAAACACTTGACGGTTACGAGGGGTATATCTCAATCGCTATCCCCAAGAGTTGGTCAGAGTTCAACCGTGAACAGCGGATGAAAGCTATCGACCTAGTATTGGCTGATATCTATCAGTCGGGTGCTAGCAGTAAGAAACTAGACGAAATTATAGGAGGACTTAATGTATAAGGAGACTAAAACAAAGAGTGTTGTTTTCATTGATATCACACCTAGTTACGCTCATAAATTACTTACAAAGAACAAGGAAAACCGCAGGATAAACAAGACCAGAGTAAAGCAGTACGCTACATCTATGGCTCGTGGTGAGTGGGTTGATAATGGTCAAACGATAGTCATAAGCGATAATGGACTACTGATAGACGGACAGCATAGACTTAGTGCTGTTGTCGAGTCAGGACAAACTATCAAATCTATACTTGTAACCTTGGAGGGTACAGGTCTAAACCCGATAGGCATACCTATTGACTTAGGGCAAAGCAGAAATATATCAAATATAACAGGAATACCCCCTAAGCACGCTTCTGTTGTGAGGAATCTCATGAGGATGTTTGAGACTAACGGTCAGATGAACGCCAAAGACCCTGCTAGAGTAGAGGAAAGGTATGAGACATTCAAACTAGCTTTTGATGCTATGAAGTTACCAACTGTTAAGTTCTATTCTCAGGCTTCTATAGTTGGTATTATCGTAATGCGATATCTACAAGGGCATGATTATTCAAAGGAATACAAAGCAATATGCTATCAAGAGTATGAGAAGATACGTCCTGTGTGGGGTAGCTGGATGCGATACATAAACAGGACAAGAGAGCAGACACCTTACGAAATGAACAGGATTCTACTCGCATCGACATACAAGGTGACAAGCCCAGAAATCCAACGGAAAAGTCAGTTGTATGTAAATGTAGATAAACATTATAAAGAAGCAAACAGGCTGTATCAGAACATTATAGGAGGTTTAGATGGATAGGTTAGAAGATTTTATAGAAGTTATCACAGGTATTATTAACATTATATGCATGGTGCTTTTCTTTTTATCATTTGTTCTTTTTAGTTTTTTATTGTTTATAAACACAGATCATATCTTGTTTTTTGAATCAATAAAAGGGATGATAGTACCATCTATATGGTGGATAATAAGTGGACTATTTATAATTAGATATTAAGGAGGGCTAGATGGACAATAAGTACTTTCTCATTAGAATTTCTGAAAATAAAGATGGAAAATTAAAAATAAGCTCAAGAAATTATGGCTTCACACCGCTCGAGCTTATAGGGTTACTCCATTACAAAATGGATGACATTAGAGCGCAAATGAAAGGACAGATAAAGCCAGATATTATAGAAAGAAAACTTGTAAAAGGAGGACTACATGACACAGAGTGAATCGGTATTACACTATATCAAAGAGTACGGAGACATAACACCGATGGATGCTTTAACACAGCTAGGTTGCTTCCGGTTATCGGCACGGATACACGAACTAAGAAAACTAGGTTATAATATTGAAAGTGAGACAGAGTATAACTTAAATTCGCAAGGTAAGCGTTGTCACTACAAACGCTATTTTATGAAGGGGTGAGAGATGAATATTAAAAAAATAACTAAAGTTGGAGAATTAGAAAATATATACGAGGTATCTGACATACAAATGCCTAGAAATGTTTCACTTGACGAAGTATTAGATACGGTAGAAAAGACAATTAGGTTAATGGAAAGGGTTGCAAGCCCAGAAAAAACTTCCGTAGAACTTCTTCGTGAAATAAAATCAATGGCAGAACTTATTATTAAACAAGATAAAAATTCTATTAAGGAGCAATCATGAAGGATTTGAACACAGTAACATTAGTCGGCAGGCTCACAAGAACACCTGAACTCAAGTACGCCAACAACGGCACAGCAATTCTCAACCTATCACTAGCAGTCAACCGCTCAGTTAAAAGGGGCGACAAGTGGGAAGATGAAGCCAGCTTCTTCGACGTGTCACTTATCGGCAAGCAAGCTGAGGCCCTTTCACGGTATCTCGACAAAGGCAAGCAGGTAGCTGTCACTGGATCACTTGTGCAGGATCGATGGGAAAAAGATGGAGTCAAGCGCTCACGTGTCAAAATACAGGCTGATGGTTTGCAGATGTTCGGCAAAGCAGACTCTGCATCTAGTGGTAGAAGTAAACCGGTTGATAATGTTAAACAGGCGTTCGGTGCTGAGAATTTCGAGTCGGATATACCGTTCTGAGGTCAACAATGAAAAAGAAACAAGCACCTACCGACAGGACACTACAGAGATATTGGCGTAAGGCTGTTCTCGCTTATCACAAAAACACCTGTATCATCTGCGGACTTCCTGCACCAGACGACCAGTTAGAGTGTCATCATATCTGTAGAAGGCGTGTAGCGTTTCTCAGGCACGATTACCGCAACGGTGTACCTGTCCACGTTGGTGAGTGTCACAGGATAGCTCACACGAAGAAGGGTGAACAGATCATCGCACGCAAGCATGAGTTCTACGAGTATTTGTTGGATCATGAAAATATCAGGATCAAAGACTGGCTGCAACAAACAGGGCAATCACGTGATGAGTTTCTGCTAGGTGAGCTGAAAGAGTTAAAAGAAGTGATAGGATTTGACACGGATTGAAATGTGTGATAGTATGTAGATGTAGAAATTGATTGAACGAATTGCGGGATTTGTTTAGTCAATTGGCTAATATAGACCTGATGGTGCCCGCACACCGCAGGTCTTTTTTTATTTGTGAGGTTGTTATGGGTTTTAATTTTGATTTTAAGGTAGGAGTGAATAATATGGATTATACAAAACCGCCGTGGAATGGAAGCACGCACCGTATCTTGTCAGATGGTAAAGTTGTTATGTCAATAGGTGATTATGAAAGAGCTGTTGCGTGTGTAAATGCTTGTAATAATATTACAAAAAATGCTTTGAATGGTGGTATAGTTGGTGAGTGTTTAGAATATAAATATCCACATAGCACAACAAAATTAATTGGTATATATGAAGATTTATTGCGTAAGAAAGGTTAAATTGCTATATTGAATTTTATGTAAAAACATTAGCTGATGGTTCAATGGATACAATCATTTGCTGATGAGCGTTGTGGTATGTTTGGAATTGTTTATCAAGTTTGTAGTTTTAGTTTTTATGGTGAGCATGAAAGCGATTTTTGGTCATATAACGGTGTTGTGTACCACAATATACAAATGACCGTTTCACCCGGAACGAAAAGATATTCAAAAGAAGTTGCCGAGCTCCAGGCTAACAAGGACAAAGCAGAAAAACTCCATCTTAGACAATTCCGTTATATAAAATTTATTGATCAGCGGTGTAAGAAAGATTGTTTACTAGAAGAAAAACCTTATCTTAAATATTATAATGGGGATTGAAATGGAAGAAAAAAAAGAGAAAACAAGATATTGGCTAAAACTGGAAAAGAACTTTCTTGATAGTAAATATATTAAGATTATCAAGAACGTACCTAACGGAAAGGATTATATACTTTTTTACATAGCCTTAATGCTTGAAAGTGTTGAATCGGTAGGGCATTTACGGTTCACTGAATTAGTACCTTACGATGAACAGATGCTATCATCTTTAACTGATACTAATATAGATATTGTAAGAAGTGCTATGAAAATGTTTCAAGAGTTGGGGTTGATAACTGTTCTTGAGGATGGAACTATATTTCTTCCAGAAGTACCAAGGTTGACAGGTAAAGAAAGTGAATCAGCAGAAAGGGTAAGACGGTTTAGGGCAAGAAAACAACAGGAAGCGTTACAATGTAACGAGGTTGTAACAATCAGTAACGACAATATAGAGGAAGAGAGTACAGAGAATAACGAACAGAGTACAGATAATAATATACCTTACCAAGAAATTGTAGATCACCTTAATTTAAAAGCAAAGACTAGATATAAGCACACAGGGAAAAAAACAAAAGACTTAATTAAAGCTAGATATAATGAAGGTTTCACTCTTGATGATTTTAAAACATCGATAGATAAGAAGTGTAAGGAGTGGTTGGGTACAGAGTTTGAAAAATATCTACGACCTGAAACATTATTCGGTACTAAATTCGAGTCTTACCTAAACCAGAAAGTAGGCAGTAAGATCAAGTCAGATATCAATAATAGTTCCGCTAACTTGGAGGGCGTAGATGAGTTATGACGAGATAAAAAACAAGCTGTTTGACTTATCCTATATCGCAGTAATTGACGATGACGAGCAAGAAAGGATTGAGCAAGAGAAAAAGAAAAAACTACATGATGATTTAGTACGTTCACGGCTTTCAGTAATACCACCAAGATATAAGAACGCTACCTTTGATAATTTTATTACAGACAAGCCAAGTTTAATTGATTACATGAAAACAGGTGGATCAGCTATTCTATACGGAAATAACGGAACAGGAAAGACTCATCTAGCTTATGCTTCTATTCGATATCAGATCGAGAAAGGGAACGATGCTAAATATGTTCTGGCAGCAGATTACTTTTCGCTCATTAAGCAGTCATTTTCTAATCCTAGCATTGACTTTAAGGAATATTATGATTGTCCATACCTAGTTATCGATGAGGTTGATAAACGTTTCGGGACACAGACAGAATTTATCGGGCTTTATCAACTAATAAACCATCGTTATAACTCACTGCTTCCGACTGTCTTGATTACAAACAGCGGAAAGGATGAACTAATTGAGGTTATAGGTGTAAGTAGTTTTGACAGGATAGTCGAGGATGGGAAGTTGATAAACATAGATGGAAAGAATTACCGCAGGAAATGACGGAGATACAGGAGCTACTAAGGTGCATTTTAACAAGAATATTTTTGAATTTACAGGGTTGGAAAATAGTTGACATTGGTGTCTATGATGGTATAATTAATTAAGGAGTAAGAAGTGGAAAGAATAGAATTGTTTAATGACCATTTTCAAAATTATAAACGCTATGGTATACCAAAAGCCCAGTTACTTATAGCTGATATACCTTACAATATTGGTGGTAACGCTTATGGAAGTAATCCAATGTGGTATAAGGGTGGAGATAATAAAAACGGAGAAAGTAGACTTGCTGGTAAGTCATTTTTCAACACTGACGAGCGATTCAAAATACCAGAATTTTTTCATTTTTGTAGCAGAATGTTAAAGAAAGAAAGCAAACAAAAAAATGATGCACCGTGCATGATAGTGTTTTGTTCTTTTGAACAACAATTTGAGTTGATACAACACGCAAAAGAAAATGGTTTTAATCATTATATTAATTTAGTGTTCAAAAAAAATTTTTCACCGCAAGTATTAAAGGCAAACATGAGAATTGTTGGAAATGCAGAATATGCACTAGTATTGTATAAGGAAAAATTACCTAAGTTCAGGAACAATGGAAATATGGTGTTTAGTTGTATGGATTGGATTAGAGATTATGATACACCTAAGATTCATCCCACTCAAAAGCCGGTTGCGTTATTAGAAAGGCTTATAGAAATATTCACCGATAAAGATGATGTAGTTATTGACCCTGTTGCTGGTAGTGGAACTACTCTTTTAGCTGCTAAAAATATGGGTAGAAAGGCTTATGGGTTTGAAATAATGAAAGATATGTGCAAGCAAGCAAATGAGAAGATATTATCAACACCGTCTAATAGCACATTGTTTTAGTTTTATTTAAGGAGTAAGAAAATGAATGTTTACAGGAAGTATTGCCCTAACGTATTTGTGGCTGAGTGTGACGAAGAACATGAGAAAGGTGATGAGATAATTATTACTACTAAGTACGGCAAGGAGAATGAGCATATAGTTCATAATCTAGTAAAAAAACACAATGGAAAATTTTACTATTCTATTACCAGATCGGACGGTTTTAACTCACAAGAAAGAGCAAGGAATAAAGCTGAAAAGTTAAGCACATATTCCGATAATGCTATGGCTAGAAGTGATGATTACATCAAAAGAAGCACAGAAGGTAAAGACTTTCTATCACTTGGGGAGCCTATTAAGGTTGGTCATCATAGCGAAGGACGACACAGGGCGCTTATAGAAAGAAATAACAAGAGGTTAGATCACGCACTTGAGGAAGAGAAGAAAGCGAAATCTTACGAAAGCAGGATTGATTATTGGGAAGATATGGCATACAAGATTGATCTTTCTATGCCTGAAAGTATCGAGTATTTCAAAGATCAGTTAGAGAAAGCAAAGGCACACCATGCAGGGTTGAAGGATGGTAGTATACCAAGACAGCACTCATACTCTTTAACCTATGCAAAAAACAAGTGCAATGAATTACAGAAAAAATATGATACTGCAGTTATTTTATGGGGCTGACCTACCAAGAAGCACTAGACCGCCTAGAAGAAATCAAAAAAACCTACACCGATGAGGATTACCCTGAATTTGAGCGGTTAGCTATTCAGATTGTAGAATGGGAAGAAAGTTGAAAATAAGTGTTGACAACTTGGTCATACGTGATATAATTAAGTATCAAAGGTTAAGGAGTTTGATATGTTAATAGGAGAGATGGTTGAGAAGGTTTTATCGCTTGCAGACAACGGTGTATTTATATCTGTGCTCTGTGACAGTAAAAGAGATGTGGTTGTCTTTTTTGTACACGCAGGTAAACAATGCGTATCCCTTACATGCTACATGAGTGACACGTTCGAGACTATGAAAGATAGGTACGAAGTAGCTGAGACTGAGGCTATTGAAAGGAGAGATGCAGATGTTAGTATGTGAACTTTGTGGAAGCGTGGTAGATGTTGAGGTTAAAAAAACTGGATATATGGAAGGCGAGTATCAAGGGCGTTTAGTAAGTGAACCATGGTATGAGGAAGTCTATTTCTGTCCTCTATGTGGATACGTTGAAGCTGTTGAAGCTGATTTAACCTGTCCAACGTGCGGTGGGCTTGGATCGGTAGACGGTGTTGACTGCGAGACCTGTGAAGGGTTTGGCAACTTGACGGAGGCTGAGTATGAAGAACTTCATTAGGTGGATTTACAAAAATAGGTACGAGTTTTTGAAGTCTATAGCATTTATTTCACTGATGGCTGTATTGGCAAGACTCGGCTTCTGGTGGGTTGTCGGTGCTGTGGTGATTTGGGTTTTGATAGATTTATCAAGGAGTGTGAAATGAAAAAATCTACCACAATCCGTATGTATTGTGTAGGAATTTAAGGGAGGAGCAATGTTTAACCATACTTTAGTAGACCCTTTCCCTTGGGAAAGAGGCATAGAGCCTGACGCTAGTAATGATGTAGCCGATGTGTATATTGAAGAGTACTACACAAGGAACCTCAAGAAAGACCGTACAGGAAGCTATATCAAAAAAATGGAACACTGGTACGTAGGTCTTGTAAAATTCAAAGATGGAACTCTAAGTTGGATTATCAGTGATGGAACAGGAGTTCTTGAAGAGGCTACTGCACTTGAGGATTTATTTTGCAAATGTGATAAGTGGAAGATGATTGTTAATGGAAAGGTTTAAGGGAGGAATCATGAGCGAACACACAAAAGAACCGTGGGAGGTGCGTTTAGCATCTAGTGATTATGTTTACATTGGTGATGGTGAAAGAGTGGTAGGTAAGATTTACACACCATCTAGCAGAGATGTGATATATGGTACAGGCTTAAATAACGCTATTCGCATAGTCTCTTGTGTTAACGCCTGCGCCGACATGCAAGACCCCGAGACTGAGATAGAGAAGCTGAGATCAGATAGGGAAGAGTTGTTGGAGGCGTTCAAGGAGCTGGTGAATGAGTGCTTAAACGAGTTTGTACATATACCGGAGCATAGGAGAACAGCAGAAGAATACTACTGGGAAGAACTAGCACTCATCAAAAGAATGGAGGACAAAAATGCAAGGTAGCAAAAACCCACTTATCCGTGCAATCACAGAACGCACAATGGAAGAGATATCAAAAAGAAAACAGCTTGATACAGGTCTATATAATGTCATCTATACAGAAGTGCAGATGGCTATAAAG